ATGGTCTGTTTATACCCCAAAACGACTCGATAAGTCATGATCAGGCTGGTTCAAGTCATGATTGATACACCATTGGCTGAAATCGTCTCAGATCGGCCCACATCGGTTTTTTTGCCGGTAACAGCTCCACGAATCCACTCACCGCTCAATGATTTGCCATCACGCGGCTTTGAATTGATCGATTTCGCTGATCAGATCATTGAAGGCGGTTTCATGCCGTGGCAAAAGTGGTTGGCCGAGCACTCACTCAAGATTAAGCCAGATGGGAGATACCAGCATCCGGTGACAGTCGCATCCGTTGCACGCCAAAACGGAAAAAGCACTTACATGATGGCTCGTATTATGATGGGTCTTTTTCATTGGGATGAGTCGCTTCAAGTTTCCACAGCTCACAGATTGGTCACATCGCTTGAGCAATTTCGAGCCATTGTTCAGATTATTGAAAGTCATGCCGATTTGGCCAATCAAGTCAAGCGCATCCGCTGGCAACATGGAGCCGAGGAAATCCAGACACTTAAAGGCAATCGATTTATCATCAAGGCTGGTGGCTCGGCAGCTCGTGGATTGAGCAAACCGGAAACTGTACACATGGATGAAATCCGGGAAATGCATGACATGGAGACATTTGCCTCAATGCGTTATACCTTGATGGCTGCCAAAAATCCTCAAGTCAATTGCTTTTCCACGGCCGGTGATTCACATTCAATCGTTTTAAATCAATTGCGCGAGCGCGGATTGGCAGCTGCCGCTGGTGGCTCCGATGATGTGGGGTATTTCGAGTGGTCTGCTCCAACTGATGAAATTTCATTGGAAAATGCAGCTTTTGCGAATCCCGGACTCAACATCACAATTCATCCAGACAATATCCGGGCCGTGTTCAATGATCCTCCGGATGTTGTCATGACTGAGGTTTTAAATCGATGGGTTCAAACAATCTCCAGCGTAATTGGTGCCAAAGAATGGCAAGAGTGTGGCGATGAATCAATTGATCTTGATGATGACAAGCTCACATGGATGGCCATTGATATTTCACCGGACCGCAAACACGCGGCCCTCGTGGCCGCTCAAAAGCTTGGATCGGAGTCTTTTATTGTAAAGTTGTTGCATACATGGGAAAACACCATCCAGCTTGATGATCGGGCCATTGCCAACGATGCTGCCGCCTATTGTCGGAAATATCCGATTGAATATTTACTTTACAGCCGCCGCACATCCGGAGCTGTTGCAGCCCGTATGCAGCCGGCCGGTATTCCAATCCATGACATGGACAGCGATTATCCGCAAGCTTGTGATGAGCTTTTAGGTGCAATCAATAGCGGCAGACTTAAACACCGAAATCAAACATCGCTGACGGAGCAAATGCTTTCAGCTGTGCAATTGAGGCGCGGTGATGGCGGATGGGTCATCGGTAGGCGCGCAAGTCAATCAGCTGTATGTGCCGCCGTAGCATCTGCATTGGTCACACACTTTGCGACACGCCCAGAAACGGAAATCGACATTTTAGTGGGTTGATGCTTGACATTTTGAGAAAATGCTCTCATGGGATTATTTGATCGTAAGCGCACCATTGAAACAGTCGCGCCATCGCGCGGTGCTGACATAGCTGCACAGATTGGCCCGGCTCCAACACTTGATGCATTTTTTCCATTTGGTGGAGCTGATTATATTGCAAGCCGTGAGGAAGCAATGAGTGTGCCGGCAATTGCTCGCGCCCGAAATATGATTTGCAATTCAATCGCCACAATTCCTTTGGTGACTCGTGATAAAACCACGGGTCAAATAATTGATCAACCCGTTGTGATTTCTGATCCGGATAAACGAGTACCGGGAGCAGCATCATGGGTGTGGGCGTGTGAGGATTTGTTATTCACAGGATTTTCATATTTCCAAGTCATTGATTTATTTGCAGACACAGGCCGCGTGCGCCAAATGTGGCGTGTGGCACCAAATCGCGTTGGCGTTTTCTTAAATTCAATTGGCACTCAAATTGAATATTACACAGTCGATGGATCACGTGTGCCAATGTCCGGTGTCGGATCACTTGTTGTGTTTTACGGCAACGATGAAGGTTTATTAAATCGCGCTGGTCGCACAATCCGTGCTGGTGCAGAGCTTGAAAGAGCTGCCGTTATGTATGCACGCGAACCCGTGCCATCAATGGTTTTGAAATCCAATGGCACAGCATTACCAGCTGATCGCATTGCAAAATTGCTTGATGCATGGGGCGCAGCTCGTAGAAATCGCGGCACAGCGTTTCTTAATGCCGATGTAGAATTGACAACAGTTGGATTTACACCGGAGCAAATTGGCCTCAATGCAGCACGCGAAATAATTGCAACCGAGCTTGCACGAGCCGTGGGGATTCCGGCGTACTTTATTGACGCGCCAACAGGATCATCGATGACATATCAAAACGCCCAAACGGCGCGTCAAACTCTTTTGGATTTCTCGCTGCTCCCGTTGATGAACAGCATATCCAGCCGCCTATCAATGCCAGATTTTACGCCATCAACACAGCGCGTTGAATTTGATCTCAAGGCGTACTTGCGCGGATCAGAAAAAGAGCGTGCAGAAATTTACAAAATTTTATTTGACATCGGTGCAATTACCACCCAGGAAATCAGACAAATGGAGGACATGATCTCATGAAGCTAACAACACCAATGCAAATCACGGCAGCTGATTCGGATTCACGCACAATCACCGGTCGCATTGTTGCTTTTAATGAGCACGCAAATGCATCAACTGGCAAGGTTGTTTTTGCTCGTGGATCAATCCAACCAAATGATGTTTTCTTAAATCTTGAGCACGACAACACACGCCGCATTGGCAAGAGCATTGCAATGAGTGTGAACGACAAAGAAATGACAGCAACATTTAAGATTGCAAACACAACAGCTGGAACAGATGCATTGACAGAGGCCATGGAAGGCCTACGCGATGGATTTTCAATTGAGTTAGCTGTGGACAATTACGAAATGCAAAAAGACGGCACAATGAAGGTCATCAATGGCCAGCTCACAGCCGTTGCATTGGTTACGGAGCCGGCTGTGCGATCAGCTCGTGTCTCAGAGGTAGCCGCATCAGAGGATTCTGAAACTCACGAAGTATCAGATACAACAAACCCAAATGAAGGAGACAAAGTGGAAAACACTACCGAACAAGTCACCGCTCCTGCCGTTGAACCGGTAGCAGCTCCAGAAGTCGCCGCACCAGTACAGGCATCGCGCCCGGCTTATTACACAGCACCACGCTCACCAATTGTGGACAAGGTTTCTTACCTTGAGCACTATTTACGCGCAAGCGTTTTGCATGATGAGGATTCACGCCAGTATGTAAAGGCAGCTGATAACACAACATCAACAGCACCGGGCATGATCCCAACACCACAAAGCACACAGGTGATCAACGCGCTTGCAAATGCAGATCGCGGAACAATTGACGGCATCAGCCGTGAGACATTGGTTGCCGAAGGCATGACATTTGAGTTGCCTAAAGTAACTGCTGTGCCAACAGTTTTGCCAATTAATGAAAATGATGCAATCACAGAATCATCACTATCTGCAACATTTTTGTCAGTTTCTGTTCAGCCTTTCAAAGGCCGTGCCATTTCCACAGTAGAACTCATTGACCGAAGCCGGCCAGAGTATCTAACAGCTTTGCTCCAGAATCTTGAATTTGCTTATGCAAAAGAGACTGATGAGTATGCACTTGCAGCAATGCAAACAGCTGGTGGCGTAACAGCACAGGCAGCAAATTCAGCAACCGGATTTCTTGGATACACATCGCAAGCAGCCGCAGCTGTTTATGGCTCATCACTTGGTTTCGCACGCTCATTGATCGTTTCACCAACACAATGGGGCAACATCATGGGATACAACGACAATGGCGCACCTCTTTACAATGCAGCACAACCATCAAACGCAGCTGGAAATGTTCGCGGAGATTCATTGCGCGGTGTAGTTTCACCGGGTCTAAACCTTTATGTTTCACGCTCATTTGGTAACGCTGGCAGCACAACAGCTGATGGCGATCTATCAATGGTTGTCGTGAATCCAGATTCTTACACATGGTACGAATCTCCACGCTTTACGCTACGCAGCAACATCAACAGCGATGGAACAATTGACATTTTGTATTATGGCTACGGGGCTTTGGCCGCCAAGGTGCCAAATGGTGCAAGATTCAACAACCTCCCATAAATCACTATCGGTAGCGGTCGCTCCCGAACGCTACTGACACGAAAGGAACCGAGATGCCAGCAATAGTCACAGCCTCACAGCTGAGGTCAATTCTTGGTGTCTCGGTTTCTT